GATGATGCCCTTAGTATTGATTGGTTTAAAGAGGGTTGTGGAGTGTTTGAACTTGGCGGCAGGGATGCTTACTGGATGAATCCACCTTTTAGTTTGGCTAAGGAATTCACCACGAAAGCTGCCGATGAAGCACTGAAAGGTGTAGTAACGATAGGTTGTGTCAAACACGCACCAGATGCCAAGTGGTTTCAGGAAATGGAAAAGCGAGCCACCATCATTTATGTGCCAGATGGTAGAATTCAATTTCTCAAAGCCGATGGAAATAAGTTTAATTCTGGCGCTAATTTTCCTATCTGCTTTCCGCTTTGGACGCCGTTTAATCATGGTGGTCAGGCAAAGTACGTGAGATTTAGACGCGACAAAAAGACATTTGAGAAGTGCTGATAATTAAAAATAATTAGCATATAGCCAATAAATACAAGTATCATAATAATTCACCCAAAAAAAAGAGCATTAGCGAAAGATGGAACATATCTATAACATTAATGAGAATGACGCTCCCTAGCCATAGAAAGTGGTACTTATAGTCATAACATACTAGGTGTAAATCGGTACTGGTCTGATCCGATACTAACAAGCTGTGAGAATGACGCAGGCAATGTGACGCAAAGCTTACTTTCAGATGATTTATTGTCGAACCTAGCAAGATCTATATCAGCGACAATACAATTCCCTGTTAACACAATTTTTGCTCATGGCTTAGGCATCGTAGCAAGCGCTATGAGTAAGTCTTTCAGATTTGAGTACGGTAGCAGCACTAAGCCTGTTAATTTGTATGTAGTTTGCGCACAGCCACCTAGTAGTGGAAAGTCAGGGGTAAATGAAATATTAAGCGAACCAGTGCATGAGGCATTCAACGCCATCAATAAAACAGCAATCACAGAGAAGCGAAAGATTAAAATTAAGATAGTTGCAAATAAACGTCAGTCTAAGGATGCGTCAACAAAAGAGGAACAGTACAGGCTGGAAGATGAATTATTATCTCTTTATGAGGAAGATGAAAAGCACACTGTATATCTTTACGCTATGGATGATGCAACCCCTGAAGCTGTTGCCAAAATAGCACTAAATCAAAAGGGCGTTTTTAATATAATCAGTGCCGAGGCCGATGCTATTAACGTGATCCTTGGCGGCGTTTACTCCGACAAAAAATCTAACTATGGAATATTTCTCAAGGGCTTTGATGCTGAAAGGCATATTGTTGCAAGATCAGGGCATGAAACAATGTCTGGTCATGTTGTGGGCTGTATAGCAGTTATAGCACAGGACGAGTCGATAAAAACGATACTTGAGGCTGGTGAGTCTGGGCGTGGTATAAGTGAACGGTTTTTGATGGTGCGAGAGGATACGCTTCTTGGTTCTCGTACTTTTGGTTCGCCAGTGCCATTAGACGAGAATTTAACCTCTGAATATTCTAAAATGATTTTTAATATCGTCCGAGAAAAAGGTGTCACGTTAAGGTTTAGCGATAATTCCAAGGAATTGATAAATGAATTTAGGGCAGGTATTGAGGTTGAAATGGGTGATCATGGTGCTTATTCGAATAATATGCTCAGAGGGTTTGTTGGTAAAGCTGATAAGCAGATTATGAAGTTAGCCTGTATTTTACACACTATTGATAACTGGCGTGATGGTGGAGAAAAGAGCAATAGGGTTTCAACAAAAACAGTTAGCAAAGCAATACGGATATTCAAAATAATAATGTCTGCATATACCAGTGCTGCTGACGAGTTAGGTTTTACTGGCGATGATAGCGAGTATAAAAAGGTTGAGGAAAGAATTCTTTCATACGCTGAAAAAGGTAAGATGACAATAACAGTTAGTCAACTCAGAGATAACATAAAAAGTGTCAAGCCTTTTAGTGGCACCCCAAAACTAACAGCCAAACTAAGAAATATCATACTACCTACCCTTGAAAGCTTTGGCCTTTGTATTACTCATAACGATAAAATCTACATCAATCCAAAATTAACGGCATTTTAATTATGACACAGCAAGAGTTTATTAATACATTTGGCATGACTTTTAATGAGGCTGAAGAGGTTGTTTTAGCTATGGTAGTGTCAAACCAAGAAGAGTGGGAGCTATTGGTGGCTAAATGCCTTAACCCAAAAAATCCTACGCCTAGTTATTTTATGAAATATCATGCTAAGCGCATGAGGACTATGCAAATGATTAAAGGGCTTGGGTATGAGGTACATTGATTATAAGAGCTTTTCGCATCAATTAGATGGTCTTTGGGATGCTATATTGTCTGAGTTTGGCATTGAGGTTGGGGATTTTAAAGGGCTTAATACTAAAAACTCTGCTTGCCCTTTGTGTGGTGGTAGTGACAGAGCGCACTGGCGAGAGCAATCAGGCAGATTGGCGCTATATTGTAGGCATTGCACCGATGGCTCTATGAAGTCGGCAGAAGATGTTATTATGGAGGCCACAGGCATATCATACAGTGATCTTGTTCAAAGTTTGTCTAGGTTTGCCCAAAACGTACCGATGGAAGTGATCCACAAAGCCAAGGTTAAGCATAAAGCGACACCTAAAATAAACATGCCAATCGATCATAAGCAAGATCATCTGCTTGTAGAACGATTTATACGAACATGCGAGCAATGTCACAGTCTAAAGCTGCTTAGCCTTAATGCGCCTAATCCACAAAAGCTTCCTGTTAAAAAAAATATTGACTACTGGCCTATATCTAACAGTGAGGGTGTCGAGGTAAACCTAGCTAAAATCACGGACGGTGGTGTTGAATTTATAGCTGGAGGACAAAGTTACGGAGGACTTTATACGATAAAGGGAGGGAAGAGGTCAATCATGGTGGTAGATCCTGTTGATGGTATATTGTGTTGGTACAAAACAAAGGCAACTATATATGTCGCATTTACGTTAGAGAATATGCGTTGGTGTTTAAGGCACAGAAAAGATATTAACCCTGTCGCGTGTGTAAGGGATCAAAAAAATTATGATGAGTTTGATGAGGACTATGAGGCAAGGATGATCTCAGGAAATGGTTACAATGAGTTTACAATAGTAAAAGGGGGTTAACAGTGACAGATCTAACTTTAAAAAAATATAATGCTACACAGTATTTGCTGCGTAACTTGGAAGAAAGACTGGTTGAGTTGTCAAAAAAATTAGTTGAGGAAAAGAGGAAAAATGAAGAACTAGAACAGCAAATTGATTATATAAAAAGGAAACATCTCAATCCAGATGCAAAAATGCGAGGCAAGCGCAGCCATGAGGTGTTGTCGGATAATGAGTTAAGGGTTTGCCAGTTTATTGCTATCGCTAAAAAAAATGGATTCAAAGGCAATATTATTGACAAATGTATCGAGATAGCAGCAATTGCAGGCGTTGATTATAAGGACGTTAGAAAACTTTGGAAAAAAAGGCTACCCATTAGGTAGGGTAGCCAAACAATAACACCAAGAGCAAAAAACAAAGATTTGGAAAATTGAATATGACAGATTTAGAAAAGAATAACAACAAATTTAAACCGAGAGATTACCAGTTGCCTATTATTCAATCAATAATAGAGCATTGCAGAAAGAAAGATCCATCTCCAGCGTTTGTGGATATAACTGTTGGCGGTGGGAAAACAGCTATATACGCATTTATAGCCGATCATGTTGCTACGAAAGGTGGCAAAGTGCTTGTATTGGCTCGACAGGGTGAATTGGTAGAGCAAAATAGTAACTTTGCTTGGAAAGCGGGTGTGGATAACTCTGTGTATAGTGCCAGCTTAAAAAAGAAATCCATGTACTATGGCACCATTTATGGTACTGAGGGTACTATTGCTAGGCAAATATGTGAGCATGGTGATTTTGGTTACACGACTAATACTAATGGGGTGGTGGATTATAAATGGGTTCCTGACTTAATCATGATAGATGAGTGCTTAACAGGTAAGACACTAATTAAAACCAACCAAGGCTATAGGCGTATTGATGATCCAAAGCTAAAATACTGCAAGATTTACTGCATAGATGAGTCTACTGGTAAAGAGACTCTTGACATTCCAGTTAGGGTGTTTTCTAACGGCATACGCAACATATCACTAGTTAAATTCAAAGGTGGCGAATTAGAATGCACAAATACTCACAAGCTCTACTCAAGATCATCATGGGTCAGAGTAAAAAACCTAAAAGTTGGACAGATGATAACATTAGACGCTTCACGGGATTTTGTTTTGACAAAGCTCCTACGTGCAAGTGTGGCTGTGGTGAAAAGACTTTTCCAAAGAATGCGCGGTAGCTGTTAACAATTTTACTAAAACAAATGGCGCAAAAGTTTTTCCTTATATTGGCGGCAGACCAAAAAAAGAAAGGTTTTGTGTAAGAATGAATGCGGAGTGTTCAGATGAATTTATGGCAAGAATTAAAGAGTACATGGCTAATGGCTTGGAATACAAAATCAGTAGCGGTAACATCAATAGAAGATACAAAAAAAATGGAGGAAGTCTTTGATATAGAAATGCCTAACCATCATAATTTTTTTGCTAATGATGTTCTAGCGCATAATTGCCACATGGTTAATTATGCTGAAGAAGATAATCAGTACATGAAGATTATTAGGTTTTTCCAAAAAGCTAACCCTAAATTACGTATCATAGGTGGCACTGGATCACCTATTCGTGGCAAAGAGTATATTGTCGGTGAGTTCTGGAAAGAACGACTTTTTGAATTATCAACAGACAGGCTTGTTGATTGGGGTTGGCTAGTTCCCCCTGTTTTTGGCTTTCCTGAATCAGAGGATAATTGCTACGATTTTTCTAGTATCGAAGTTGATAAGGACGCTAATTCATTTAATGACGAACAGCTTGATAAAATAGTTCTTGATAATCCGACAAAAACGCAAGAAATAATGGCCGAGATTGTTGAGCGCACAAAAGATCGCTTAGGTGTGCTGGTGTTCTTATCTACCAAAAAGCATTGCGCAGAGGCAGCTAAAGCGTTACCTAACGGAAGTTACGGCATTGTTACTGACTCTACAGGATATAAAGAAAGAAGCTCTATATATAAAGCATCGCGAGCTGGCGAGATCAAATTTTTATTGAACGTAGGCGTTTTAGCTACAGGTTACAATAACCCGCGCATTGACACCGTTGTTTATTTACGTCCACTTGACTCACTCACGCTCTTGATACAAACGCTCGGCAGAGGTTTTCGTATTCCCGAAGATACCGATGATTTTGAAAAATCGAACTGCCTTGTACTTGATTATGGTGATGTTATGGGAAGACTTGGTGGTTTATATGAAAACCCTATTCTTGAGACAGCGATAGCAAACAAAGCCAGAAAGTCGGGCGAAGTATTAATATGCCCTGAATGCGGCACAGAAAATTCGCCTATGGCTAGGCGCTGTGTTGGTGTTAATCATCACGGAGATAGATGCGAGTATTTTTATTCATTTAGGGAGTGTTCAGATCAAAACACCAATGGTGTTATAACAGCTAAGGGTTGTGGTACAAAAAACGATCCTTGCGCTCGACAATGCCGAAGTTGCGGCAACCAATTGATAGATCCAAACGAAAAGCTTTCGCGAAAGCATTACACAGAAAAGGATCTTATTGATGTTGTTAGTATGAGTATGATTCCATGCAAAAATGAGGGTGTTTTGGTTAAGTATCAGTTAGCTAATGGCGTTGAGGCAACTGAGTTTTTTAACCCGTTTAGCTCTCATTTGGTCGCTAGGAGAATATGGAGATCAACTTTCCTGAATGTTCATGCACTTAAAAGTGATAGAGCATCATTAAATAAAATGCGTAGTGCTGCTCAACTTTGCTCATCGGGCATGTTTAGGCAGCCAAAACAGATAACGCATCGTATAAACGACAAAAATAAATCAGTAATCAATCAACGGATCTTTTAATGGTAAAAATATACTTAGATGAAACGGTATCAAAAAAAGACAAACCACCTCTTGAGGATACCGACTTAATGAACTTTATTTCATGGTTTGATTATAATTATCCACATCTTTCTTTTTTTATGATTCACGTACCAAACGAATCAGAGATGCCAGTCCAAGGTCGAGTAAAAGCCAAGAGGAAAGGTGTTAGATCGGGTGTACCTGACCTCTTGTTTTTAAAAAAATCGGGTAAATACTCAGGTATGGCTATTGAAATGAAGCGAGCTACAAGAAAACATAGCTCCAAAGTATCCGATGCACAAATGATGTATTTACAAGAGCTTAGCGAGGAAAAATTCAGTACCGCTGTGGTTTACGGTTTGGATCAAGCAAAAAAAGCAATAAAAGAGTATTTACATTGTAAATAAAAATAAGTATACTTCTGTTGTCTTTAAAAATAACGCAAGGAAATATTATGTCAGATGAAGTTGAAATAATAAAAATAGAGCAAAAATTACCTGTGCTGACAGGTGATTTTGAGGCAGAAAAATTGGCGCTTACTGCTGAGCTTGATAAATACAAAAACGTTCTTGTTACTCAGGAAACGCTAAAAGATGATAAAAAGCTAGCTGGCTCATTGTCTGCAAAAGGCAAGCGTTACAACTCTGAGCGCATCAGAATTGTTGGGGAAGTTTCAAAGCCAATAGTCGCTTTTACCAATCAAATGAAAGAGCTTAGCTGTTTATGCTCTGACGCTGCAAAACTCATAAATGATCAAGTTAAGGTTTTTGAAGAGGAAAAGTTAAAAAAACTTCGCGATGATCTGCTGGCGTTTCTTGAAAATACAAGACAAAATTCAGGTATTGAGCATGAGTTTAGGCGAAGTGAGTTAGATCCTAAGCTTATTAAGCTTGGTTCTATAACTGCAAAAGGTAGCATAACCAAGAGTGCAAAGGATGCTGTTATTGCAATAGTTAATCAAGAGTATGCAATACAACAGCGCACTCATTATCGTTTACTTCAGCTTGAGTCTGAAAGCCATAAAGCAGGTCTTTTATCGCCGCTTGATAGAATCAGTGTTGAAACTTTTTTGTTTGCTGAAGACGAGGCATATCAGCAGCAATTAACCAAGGTTATTGATATAGAGTTGGGCAGGCAAAAAGCAGCGGAAGCCAAAATAAAAGCAAAGGCCGAACAAGAAGCAAAAGCCAAAATCGAGGCAGAAGCAAAAGCAGCGCAAGAAGAAGCCGAAAGATTAGC